AGCCCGCTTTCAAGTCGCCCGCCTCGATTGCCCGGCCCCCCTCCGCCAGCGCTAGGCCGCGCGCGTATGCCAAAGCCGTAGTGTCGAGATCGCGGATGCCCTCGGGCGCGAGCAGGTCAGCCTCCAAGAGCGGCCCAAGCTCATCCTCGCGCGCCGAGGCAATCTCCGTCGGACCGCCCCCCTCGAGACGGGTATCCACCGCGCCGCGCAGGATCACGCCCGCCGCCTGCTGGTTGCCCATCGTGTAGACCGCCCCGGCCGCGTAGATCACCGGCTCCGACTGCCCGATCCGCGAGAAGATCGCCATCGCCTGATCCTCGCCCAGATCGGCCACCGAGCCGACGAACGCCGCCCGCTGACCGCGCGAGCTGTTCTGGAACACCTCCGAGATGCCGTCCAGCTCGGCTTGGGTGAGTGGCACCGGATAATCCACGCCCTCCGGCCGGGTGTGCGGTGCCAGAAGATCGACGCGCTGGGCGATGATGCTGCCCACTTGCCCCAGGTCCTGCGCTCCCGCCAAGCTCGGCAGCTCGACGCCGACCGCACGGGCAAAACGCGCCGGGTCGTTTTCGGCCATTTCGCGGCGATGCGTTGACCATTCGGCCAAGCGCCCGATCACGCGCTCGGTCATCAGGGCCTCGGCCCCATACTGCTGTCCTTGTGCGGCCAGAACAGCCTGCGCGGCGCGCGCGTCCTCCAGCACCACGTCGCGCTGGGCGGCGCTCATGCCTTGCAGACTTTCGGCGTCGCGGTGGAACGCCTCGACCTGGGCGATTGCCGCCAGCACCTTCTGGTTGCCCGCAGCGCGTTCGCGCAGTGCGCCATAGTCCACGTCGTCGACCCGCGCGCCGTTCATTGCCAGTTGCTCGATCAGCGGCAGGCCAATCGTCTCGGCCGTCACCGCGTCCTGCACCTGCTTGATCCGATCCTGAAGGCTTTCGATTACCGCTGCCCCGCCCAGGTCCAGCTCGCCACGCTTTACCGCGTCCGTCATGTCGCCTCTCATCCGCTCCACGTAGCTCATCAGCTCGGGACCCGTCATGCCATGTGTTGCCACCTGGGCGTCGGCCACTTGGAACTCGATCAGCGCCTTGCGCTGGAGATCGGGATACGGGGCCAGCGCCGACAAGATGCGCGCGCGCTCCTCTTGCGGGATCGCCACCGGCACACCTGCCTCGCTCATCGACACATAGCCGTTGATCGTGTCCGTCATGCCCTGTTCGAGCCGACGGCGCTCGGCCTCGGCCGCAGTCCGGCGCGCGCTGTCGGTCGCGCGCGCCCGGCCTTCCATCGAGCGCAGCATCTCCATGCTTTCGCCCGCAGGCAACGGGGAATTGCCCGCGAACACCTGTTGCCGGAACTCCTCGACATACTGACCAGGCGCGGCCGAGCGCATGAAGTCGGCCTCGATCATCTGCCGCCGCGCGCCCATCGCGATCTCGGCCATGTTCGTGGCGATAGCGTCTGGCGTTATGGCCCCGGCGCGCGTCGGATCAGCCGGGAAGGTCCGGCCAGCGATCGTGAACTCCTCACGCGGCCCGAACTGTGCCAAGGTGTCGGTAGCTTGGGCCATGTGATCGGCCAGCTCGGCAGCGGTTGCGCCGGTCAGCGCCAGGCGCTCGGCCTCGGATTGTGTCGTGCTGACGATCTGGGCCAACGCCTGCTCCTGCCGCGCCATCACGCGCCGCTGGGAAAGCTCTATTGCCTGGCGCTCGGCTGCCATCCGGCCCCGGTCGAACTGCGATTTCAGCTCCGTCGCCAGGCCCGGCATTTCCTTGGGAAGCTCGGACATGACTTGCGCCCGCACGATATCCATTTCCTTGCGCAGGTGCCCGATGTCGCCGTCGGCACGCTGCATCGCGGCCCGCATCCCCTCCTCCAGCGCTGCCGTGGCGCGAGCGGTAATCACGCGATCCGCAGCGCGGTTGAACGCCGCATCGCGCACCGTGAAGGGAAGGCGCGGCTCGAATGTCGATCGGTTCAGCGTCTCTAGCTCATACTCTGGTGTGCCAGGCACATTGACCGTGATCCCCTCGCGTCTGGCGCGCCCCTCGGCTTTCCTGAGCCAGAGGTTTGCAAAATCCTGAGCCGACATTGTGTCGGGATCGCCGCCGTTCAGCCGCACCGCATCACGACCGACGACGGCCGAGGCAAGCCGTGGACCTGCGGTCAGGAGGTTGATCGCGCCCTGCGCTCCCTGCTGATGGGCCAGGTAAATCTCGCCCACTGTCGGCTGGCGTCCCAGCGCCGTTGCGAGCGCGCTCATGTTGTCGCGGGTGAGGCGCGCGCCCGCGTCTGCCGCCTGGTCCACGTCGAAGCGGTTTTCCAAGCCATACTGTGCGGCTGTGCCGTCGAGGAACTGGAACAGGCCACCGGCCGAGCTGCTGGGGTTCTGCGCCGCCGGATCGAGGCTGCTTTCGAGGCTGGCAATGACGGCCAGCACCCCCGGATCGACGCCATGCGCCTTGCCTGCCCGCGCCAGCGCTGCCCTGATCCTCGTCGGGCCAAGCTGGAGCCCGTCGCCCTGCGCGCCCATCGTCACGGACGTGCCGCGCGCGAGGAGCTGCCTGAGCCCCCATTGAGGACCCCGCTCGTCAACCGCCGTCAAAGCCTCTTGCTCGCCTCGTGCGGTCTGCACCTGTTCGACGGCCGGGCGGATAAAGCTGTTGGCCGCGCCAAGAATGTCCTGGAAGGCGGCGAAGGTTTGCTCGCGCCCGCGACCAAGCTCCGGCCGAGGGGAAACAGCGGGCGTGACAAGGGCTGGGCCATAGCGGCGGATTGAAGGCATAGTTTACCCCGTCAGTTGATACGCATCGACGCCGATCATTGCCGCGCGGCCAAAGCCCCCAAGGATCGAGGATCGCGCCTCGGACATGAGGCCCCGCGCGCGAAGGCGGGACATTGCGGCGCGGTTGTCCGCGTTCTGCCTGGTCACGTCCAAGTTTCGCTCGGCCAGGCGCTTGGTGCTTTCGGCCACGGTCACGGGCGTGCCCACGCCGATATCGAGCCCGTTAGCGAGCTGGATCACCTTTTGCTCGCCCGTCAGCTCGGCATATTCCCGCGCCAGATCGCGCGCCTGTGCTGCGCCCTGCGCTTGCTCTTGGAGGCCCTGCGCCGTGGCGAAAGCCGCCTGATCCTTGGCCGCCCGGCTTGCGGCAAAGCCCTGCCCTATTGCCGCGAGCGCAGAGCCCGCGCTCAACACTTGGGACAGCGTGACAACGCCGGACCCCGCCGCAGCGGCGGACCCCGCAGCGGCGCCTGCGCCGGCGAACATCGAGCCGACGGAGGCAGCGGCGCTAGATATCGCCGTCCCGATAGCCATGAAAACTGTTGCCATTTACACCCCCTCCGCTCTGTTGAAGCCGAGAACCGCGGCTTTACTGCTCGTCATGGCCTCCCCCGTCAAAAGCGCACATCGTAAGTTAGCGACCGGATCAGGAACGGCATCGGCTCGATCTGCGTAATCTCCACCGTCGGCTCCTTCTGCCAGCGGCCGATCCCGCCGATGCGCTTTGGTCCCGTAAACAGCACCTCCTCCAAGGTCGGGTCCATCGTCCCGCTGTCGTGATTCTGGAGCGATACAGGTCGCGCGCGCCCGCCGTCATGGCCGGTGATCGCCACCGCGCCGGTGCGTTCGAGCTGGAGGAGCACTCGGAAGATACGCATGTTCTGCATCGTCGGGGAAAGCTCGCCACGGCCCTTGTAGGGGTGCAGCACGATCCGGGGCACCTGCTTGAGCCCGACCTCGGCCACGCTGGCATAGGACGCCGCGACAAGGTCGATGGAGCCCGAGGCGACCGTGAACGCGCCGAGAGGCAAGCCGTCGCCATGCACCTCGACCACTTGGCCCTCCAGCCACGGATAGGCCGACATGTCGATGGTTGAGCCGGCGCCCGCGACCGAGATGCTGCAATCCGACATAAACGCACCATCGAATTGCTCCAGGAAGTGCCACGTCGCGCCGGTCAAATCGCGCTCGACCATTGCGAAGGCGTCACCGCTCTGCGTAGTGGCGAACGCCAGCGGTGTGCCTTGGGTCTTGATGCGGGCGAAGCCCGTCACCTGTTGCGCGCGGTCGATCACGCACATGGCGGCTGGCACCTTGCTTCCGTTGCGGTCGTTGCCGGTATTGGCCACGAGGAGGATCGTCGGCTCGTCCACGTCGCGCGAACGGCGCAGCGCTACGGATCGAGGCGACGCCATGAGGTGCCCAGCCAGGAGAGTCACGGGCTCGGCCGAATAGCTTTGCTCGGTGTCGGTGAACAGATACTCGCGCAGCGCGCGGCCGGTCCGATCCACGAACAACGTGCCGCCCTGCACGTCAACCGGCTTCACGTCTGGGCTCGCGCCGTGGCGGCTCGTTACCTTGAGCGCGATGTTGTCGATGGTGATTGGCTCGTCAGGCACATAAATCTCGGCCGAGCTGGTGAAAATCTGGAGGTGCCGCCCGGGGTAGATGTGCTGGATCGTCACCTGATCATCAATGTTGGGCGCAACCACAAGCGGAGATGCGGCCACCGGGTCAGCATCCTCCTTGAAGTCGAACAGCGCGCCCGCCCGGCTTGCCACGATCACGTCAGGCCGCGCCTTGAAGCCGCCCATCCAGTGCCGTCCCTGGTAGAAGGTGCCGCAGCTCGGATAACCGCGCGTGGCGCTCCAGAGCGCGTCAAAGTCCTTCTTGCCGAACTGCTTTCGAGACAGCACCACGGTGCCGTCGCCGGTCAGAATGTCGATCACCAGGATCGGCCAAGGCTTCTTGCCGTCCTTGCCGGTAAACTCGATCTCCAGCTCTGCGTTCGCGTCCGAGCCCTCGTTAATCCGCACCGCCACGGAGGTGATATCAGGCAGGCTTTCGATTGCCACCTCCAGCTCCATCGCGTTCGTCGCCGCATTGCCTGTCCACGTGATCTCATCGCTGGTGGTGCCGTTGTATTCGACGAGGAGCTTGTGCCCGTTGGCCATGTTGTCAAAGCGCAGGAACTGAATTTCGTTCTCGCCGCCACCAGTGTCCTCATCGTCAAAGGGGAACTCGGCGATGGTGTCGAACGCCAGCGGGCTTGACCGCCAGTCCTGATCACTGCCCAGGCGCTGCACGATGTAGGGCGGCTGATCATGGTGATAGAGGATCAGCGTGTCCAGGTTCGGCGCGGCCTTGATCGCCGCCACCTGCGCGTTGGTGTGCGGGATCGAGACCGCAGCCACCCACTCGCCGGTCGATCCATCGAACACGTCGCAGCACCCGCCGATCATCGCCACGATATACTCGTCTTGGATGCTGGCGGTCAGTCGATGGAGCGAGAACGCCCCGACGGTGCCGCCGGAGCTGTAGCCCGCCTCGCTCTGCATCTCGACACCGGACAGCTCGACGGTCGCGCCCTTGAGATCGACGGCCGACGGGTTGTCAACGATCACGCGCCAGTATCGTGCCGTGCCCAGGAGCGTATCAGGAGCTGCGCCGAACCGGCGGTCATAGGCGCTATTGCCTGCGGCAATGGTGGCCGCATCCGCCCACGTCGAGCCGTCGGAGCTGGTCTGGAGCGTGACGTTCGCCGTCGAGATACCGGCCGGAAAGCTGACGATCCGAACATCCCGCAGATCGAACAGGGACACCGCGTACGCGCTGCCCATGTCAAGCCGTGCGATCTCGTATTCCGTCGCCGCGCCCACGCCCTTGGTGGCCGTGCCACTAGAGCCATAAGCCCCAAGCGCCGAGCTGTCGAAGCCGTCTAGCGAAAAGGTGTCGGCCGTCAGCACCGTGATCGTGCCTTGGTAGTCGTTGATCGAGCTGGCCAGTATTTGCTCGGCCGATCCGCCAGCAGCGTAGGCGGTAAACCCGGTGCTGTCGATACCGTCGAGCAAAAAGCTGTCCGCGCCGAGCACGATAATCGTATACGTGTTGTTGTTCAGCTCCGTCATGCCGACGACGCCGGTGATCTCGATCTGGTCGCCAGTCGCAAACCCGTGCCCGGCAGCGGTGATAACGCAGGGGTTTGCCTGGGTCGCGTTGGTGATCGCAGCGGTTGCTCCGCTCGGCACGCCCATGCCCTCGACCCCCTCGATCCGCACGCGGTCGCCGGTGGTGTAGCCGTGCCCGGTCGCCGTCACCACGGCCGGGTTGGCATTGGTCACACCCGAGATCGCGGCTGTCGTGCCCGTCTCCAGGAGCGTGGTGCGGTCGCCGTCCGTCAGGTTGCCTGCCGTGCCGCCATTCGCGGCCGTGACGGTTGCGCCGGACAGGTCTATCCCAGAGATCGGGCCGCGCTGGAGTGAGCGAAACCGCCACCCATCTCGCCGCTTTACCCCACCTTGGGGCAGCGGCACCGCGTTCTCGATGATGCGCGCCGAGTTATAGAAGAACGAAACGTCCTCGCGGCTCCAGAGGAGCGGATCGAACTCACCGGCCGAAAGGCTGGCCTGAACATGGCGGCCAATCGGCATCAGTAGACACCCCCGAAGCGAGCGCTCCAGAGCGGATCGTGATCGTCCAGGAGCGAGCGAGTCGGATCGCCTGTGGCGTCGGCCTCAGTCGCGGTGCGGAACAATCCGCCCCGGCCGAGCTCGCTCGGGTTGCCATAGGCTATTTGGCGGTGGAGCTGTTCCTTGCTTGCGTTCTCTGTCACCGGCAGCGCCAAGGTTGCCGCGACGGCCTCGATTGCGAGCGTGTGGAAGTAGCCGGGCCATTGGCTTTCCGGGACACGCCAGATGTATTCGATCACCACCTGGTCATAGTCGCAGAACAGCCAGCGCTCCTGGATTTCATACATGAACACATGGGGGGCGCGCTGCGTGGTGGAGTTGAACACGGACAGCGGCTTGCCCACGCGATCCGTGCGCAAGGGCGGCAGGAGAAAAGCCCGCGTCCATTCGTTGATCGGCGTGCCCGCCGCATCCACGGTCAGCACCTTGCGCCGCGTGGCAAAGCTCCAGTCATGCGACCCGAGGAGCTGGAGGATGGTCGGTTCATAGAGCTGGTGCACCTTCTCGGCCGCGTCGCTGTCCTCCTCGAAAGAGGAGATTGCTGGCTCGCCAAGGCGCGCCAGCGCTTGCGATGCAACGTCCACTTTGCTGTCGGTCATCTCTGCCTCCTAAGAACAAAGGCCGGGGCCATGACAGCCCCGGCCCGCCCCTCGCATCCACACCCCAGCGGATTAGATGAAGGCGTCGATTGCCGCAATGGTGACGACACCGGCACCGCTGATGGCCGAGATGCGGGCATCAAAGTCGGCATCCGAAGCGTGGATCACGACACGATCTCCGACGGTCAGCAGGCCAGCGGCCGTGTCGAAATAACTGGCGGCTTTGACGGCGGCTTTGGCGTCGGTGGCGGCGTTGTAGCTCCAGATTTTGACGCCACCGCCGGAGCCGCCGTGGTTCTCCAGTCCTTGCAGGTTGAAAGCCATTTGCTTCTCCTCGTTCAGTTTTCACGAGGGGCGAGCGACAGGCCCGCCCCATGGTGGCGCTTACACGCCGTTTTCGTCGCAGGTGATCTCGACCACGCCACCGGCGTCGATCTCGACGGAGCCCGCCGAGAACAGCATGTTCGCCAGCCAGCTCGTCTTGGTCGGAATGTAGTTGAGCTCCATCCGCTGATCCATGCCGATGGCGTGCCCGATGGCCGACTTCGCATACGCGAAAGTGGTTCGGTCGCCAGCGGTCAGATCGAGGCCGCCCTCGGCACGGGTTGCGATCCACTTGTACGACATGCCCATGAAGCTGGAGATATCGCCGTTCACCAGGGCGCGCACCGTGTTGTAGTCCGCGCTGGTCGCCTCGGTTTCCCCGAGAAGCCCTTCGCGGCCGACATAGGAGCCCAGATAAGTGATACCCTCATCCTCGCCCACGCCGTTGTCGCCCAGCAGACGCGATGCGCGACGGAGTTTATCCACGTTGAGGTTGGTGTTCGCCCCGCCGACGGAGCTTGCCACGGCCAGGGTCGTTGCGGTCGCTTCCAGCGCGTCGATGATAAGCTGGTCCTCACGGCGGCTGATCGCATTGGCGATCGAACGGGCCAGCTCTTCGCGCTCGGAGATGTTGGTCTTCGCATCATCGAACACGTCGGTGTATTCGGCGGCGTTCCAATCTTCGAGCGTGACCGTCGCGGTAGTGTGCGCGAGGTTCATCGGCACGACATCGGTCTGCTTCACCCGGCGGGTTGCCAAGCCAGCGGCCAGTTTCGGGAAGCGATGGGTCGCGCCGACAACGGCGGTTTTGACGCGCACGGTATCGCGCAGCTTGCCCATATCCTGATAGGCGTGCTTCACATCAGCGTCGAAGCTGGCGATTGCTGCGATAGAGAGTGAGGTTGACATTGTGAGCTCCTTCAAGGTTTCAATCATGGGAGATCGAGGGCCTTGAGGGTCACGGGCCTGTCACCTAAGCCGGGTGCCGTTCCTCGCGGGTCTGCATCTTGTGCGCCACTATGACACCAGAGGCGCGATCTGGCAAGCGCGCATAACAAACGCCCCGGCGGGCTGAGATTGCCGGGGCGTTCCAACCTGGAGGCTTCCTACAAGGCGCGAGCCATGCGCGCCCTATAGCACGGCGGAGTGGATCGAGCCATTCGGTTGCGTTGAGCTGCCAAACGCCTTTTGCATGAGCCGTTGCGCCTCGGCCATAGCCGCGTCCCTGTCGGAACCGGCGGGCATCCGGCTTGCGGCCGCGTGCTTGGCATATGCCTCCTGCGGTGTCACCGAGCCATCCGCGCCGTCGGCCATCGGGATCGGCTTTTCACCCAGCTCGCCGGTCAGGATGCGGTGAAAGATGCGCGCCGCCCGGCTGGTGCCGACCATCTGGGCAAACTCGGCCATGTCCTGCTCGCCTTTCAGCACACCACGCTGGGCCAGCTTATCGGCATAGGTGCCGATGGTGTTGACGATGGTGCTGGCTTCCTTCTGGCCGACCTCCTTGACCAGCGCGGCCATCTCCTGCTCGCCGCTGACCTTCTGCGCCTCTTCGTTCGACACACCAATCGGTATCCCGTTCTCCGCGATACCAGACAGCCCCTCGCGCATGAGCTGGGTGAACGCCTTGTCAGGGATACCGAGCTTGTGCGCCGCCGTGCGAAAAGCATCGACATAGGGCTTCGAGGCCTCACTGTTCAGCTCGGCCGCGATCTTGTCGTCGTCCCCCTCCGCATCGAACACATAGCCGTCGGGATGGTCGGGCACCACGCCCTCCAGCTTGCCCTCGCCCTTGCCCTTCCTGGACAGCTCGCGCCGCGCGCCCTGGTAAGCCTTTGTCAGTTTCGCCAGCGTATCGTCAGCCGTCGAACCCACCAGATGATCCGGCAGCTCCACGCCCTCCGGCAGCTTCCACGCTTCTCCGTCGCCTTCCTTGGTCGTGCCCTTGGTGGCGAAGTCCAGGATCGAGGATTGACCTTGGCCCTGTCCGACGCCCCCGCCGCCTTCACTTTCGCCTCCAGCGCCGTCGCCGCCGCTGCCGCCGTCGCCTTCGCCCGAACCTCCCGAGCCTTCATCGGCCGGGCTCCACACGGGGGCGTGGTATTGCCAGAATTTGATCATGCGCGTTGTCTCCTGTTGCGCTTGGGTGTGGGTTTTGGTGTCAGCCCGCGAGGAGCTGGTTCACCTGGTCGTTGACTGCGGCCCTGGCCTCGCGGAGCATGCTGACAGCGGGCCACTCGCCGGTGCGGTTGCCGTCGTCGTCAGCGACAAACGCTTGCCGGTCCAGCTCCTTGATTGCCGCGTCCAGCTCTTTGTTGAGCGCCGTGATCGCGCGCTCGATTCGACGGCGCGAGCCCCGGTTCACCTTGGAGCGCGTCACCGCGCCCTCGATCTGGGCGGGCTGGCTCGCCTTGGCCTCCGCGATCAGATCATTCTTCTTCGCCATTGCCTTCTCCTTCTTGCGCCACTGTGATGTTGTGAACGATATCGAACACGACTTGCGCCATGCCCTCACGGTAGAACGCTGCATCTGGCCCCTGGCCCGGCATGCAGCGCGTCACGTTGACGTAGCGGTTATACATATCCGCCAGCACCTCGCGCCCGATAGGCGTCGAGAAAACCACTGCGTAAAGCCTGGGATTCAGCCCTTGCTTCACCGGCGCGGCGGCTTCCGTGCGGCGCATGAGATCGCGCCAGGCGTCACTGTCCGCGTTCTGGAACAGGGCATCGAGCCCGGTATTACCGTCGGCCATTCTGTTGCCCTCCTTGGGCTTCGACGGCCGCTGCCGCCACGTTTGGATCGGCTCCTTGCTCGGCCGCGCCTTGTGCCGCTGCGGCCTTCATCAGCTCGGTCTTGCGCTCCTTGGTCGTGCGCAGGTTCAGCGGCACGTTCATCAGGTCGCCAACGCGCGGCGTGACCTTCTCCAAGTCCATCTCGAACGCCATGAGCTGCGGCCCGCCGATAGCTTTCAGCATTTCCATGAAGCGCACAATGTTCTCGACTTCCTGCATTGCCTCGCCCCGCGCGAGCGGGCTTGTCATGCGCACCTCGATCAAGAACTGGTCGATTTGGAGCCCCTGCGTCGGCAGGATTTGCTTGCTTTCCAGGATATCGACCACGCGCTGCACCGCCGGGATCACGAACTCGGCGTAGAGGCGGCCAAGGCCCCCGGCTTGGTCGGTTACCAGCTCGCGCGCGCGCTGCACGAACTCGGTCGCGGTGCGGATCGGGCCAGCCTCGGGCGGCAGGCTGTTGTCACCAATCACCTTGCGAATGTTCATGTGGAGCGTGTCCAGCACCAGCTCGCCAAAGTCGATACGCTGAGGGCTGTCGAGACGCTGGAGGCTCGGCCCATCCGGCCCGCCGTTGCGGCGCACCTTGATGATCGAGTAGGGCTTGATCGAGATCGGCCCGTTCAGCCCGTTCTCGGTCGCGGTGTAGACCCCGGCCACGGCCACTGCCACGGCACGGAGCGTCAGCTCCACGATCTTGTTGGCGGTGCGGATATCGGGCAGCGCGAACAGCACCGGCCCTCGGCCCCGGTTCTCGCCGGGCAGCTTGGAATAGCGCGGCGTCACGAACGGCGACGTGCGGCTCTGGCGCTCGACCACGCGAGCCTTGTCCGCGCCCTTCTGCCAGAACACCTCGTAGCGGAACGGCCGCTCCTTCTCGTCATAGTCGCGGTAGACCACCGAGGACAGCTTGACCATGCCGGGCGTCGGCTTCTCGGCCTCCTCTTTCAGCCTTTCGGGCAAGGTCGCATCCGGCCACTCGGCCAAGATCGCGTCGGCGCGCAGCTCGTGCCAGAAGAACCAGCGATCCAGCCGCCCGTTCGGTCCCTCGTAGGCGTAGAAGTGCGAGAGAGGCATGGCCTGGAAGATCACCGGCTCGCCTAGGAAGTCGTCGTTGGGCATGATCTTCATGCCGCCTTGGCCATAGTGCCAGTCAATGTAGGTTTCGTTCGATGCGGTCGGGAAACCCGGCCCGTTGAACACGGCCTGCACGATGTTCGTGACGGCCTCCAGCTCGGCCTTGGCCTCGTCCTTCTCCTTGCCCACGACTTCCTTGAACGTCTCGTCGGGCATTTGCTCGGCCGCTGGCCCCAGCCCGATCTCAAACCAGTCCTGGAATTGCGGCGTGAAGTCCGAGGAGAGGCGGTTTGCGGCTCGGATCACCGACACCTGGGGCGTGCTGTCCCAGTTGTAAGCGGCCTTCTGCTGCCCTTCCTTGCGCTTGGTGAAATTCTCGCGGTCGGGGAACGTCAGCTCCATCGCCTCGCGGTAAATCTCGTCCGAGGCTTCCTTGTCGCGCTTCGCGGCAGAGATCGCCTTCCACGCCTTGTCAACGTTCCACTGTGCCACGATCAGCCCCCGAGCGTTTTCTTGAGGCGCGTGGACAGATTGCCGATCAGCATGTCACGGCCCCGTGTGCCCGCGCCGGAGCCACTGCCGCGCTCGGCGCGCTGCTGTGCCCGACCGGCCTCCTCGTTCGAGGTTTGCATCTCGCGCCGCGCCTGCGCCGCCTGCTTCTTGGCCTCCTTGCTGGCCCCGCCTCCGAAAATTCCGCTCATCATCGCCTCCATAGGTATAAGCTCAAGTCCCGCCCGGTCGGGGAAAAGCCTGTCGCTGGCCCACAATCTAACCGAAAACCGAACCATTCGGCAAATCTAATCGCTCTTGCGTCGTCTGAGGCCACCCACGCGCGCAGCTCGTCATACACCGCGCCGCTATCGCGAAAGATCGTGTAGAGCCGGAACAGCGGCCGCAGCTCGGCAGAGGATCGGATGCGAGCGCCGGGGTATGAGACGAACCAGCCGCGCCGGTTCACGTCCGGCATGATCGCCATGCTGGCCACGAACTCGCCCGCGTCGTCCTCCAGCGTCCACGCCCATTTAGCCGTCGTCGCCACCATCTCGGGCAAATACGGTTGAGCGAACGCTTCCGCTTGTTCCTCGGGCCTTAGCCTCTGCAACATCTCGTGCAACGTCCTGTGGCCGGTGATCCCTAGGTGGAGCAACCCCATAGAACCCATCTCCCTGTATGCGTCCGGCCCAATCGGCCTTGACTACCGCGCGGGCCGCCGATCTCCGGTTTCCGCCCTCTTGGTCGCTCGCCCCCTGGAGGTGGTGCGGCTGGAGATCAAGGTGGAACTCCTGCACGTCGCTGCGGTGCCAGATGCCCTCGCGGATCGGCAGCTTGCCCACCACGGCGTGGAGGAAAGCTGAGCGGCGCATGTGAATGCGGCCCTTGCTGTCTGTCCTGACCACCCAGGCGCGCGGCCACACGGCGTCGTTATGCACCATGAAGCTCGGCAGCATCGCCACGTTACCCTTGCACGCCCGCACCAGCGACGGAATGGACAGGTCGAGAACGGGATCGGTCATGTCAGCCCCCATCGCTTCAGTGCAGCTTCTGCCTCGACCACGGATCGCACCACGGCATAGGGCGCACCAGCCCGCACCAGGCCGGACTGGATATCCTTCTGCGCATCGCTCTGCATGGTGCGCGCTTTAACCTCCAGGAAGTAGGCGTGGCCCTGCCATATGATCTCGATATCGGGCCAGCCCGCCTTGGTGCCAAGGTTGCGCGCCTTGGCGATCTGGCGCGCCGCCTCGGCCCCGGCCATGTCCAGCTCGTTGGGGCTGTGGTGGTAGAGTGCATCGCGCGGTAGGGCCAAGGCCAAGAATTGCAGGATCGCCTTGTGGATCGGCCCCTCTCGGTCTTGTCGCGGCCGCGTGTCGCCGTCTGCCTTGTAGAACGCCTGGAGCTGGGCCGCTGTCATACGATCGGTCATTCTTTCCCCTCCGCTCTGCGCGTCCGGCGGCTTCATGTTCGTGCAAACACGTCAAAGTCGCCATCCGCCTGGAACGACCCGTGGGCGCGGCCATCGGTCACGCGCCCACCCAGCCGGTCGAACTCGCCCACCCCGAGAAAGCCGTAACCGGCCCCGTCGCATATGTGACTTTCGTCGTTCTTGCTGGGCTTGTCGGCATAGCGATCCTCGCCGGACACCGCCACGCGCTTGAAGTGCCAAGCCCCCATCAGCCCCTTGTGCAACATCGGGCAGTTGCGCTTGTTCAACAGAAGCCCAGGCTTGCCGTCGATCATCCGCTCGCATGGCCCGGCAATCGCAGCGATCCGCATCTTCGGATCTTGCGTCGGCGCGGGCTCCAAGGTGATCCCGTGTTGCGTGCGCAGCCAGTCGAAGCTCGCCGTCTCGAATATCTCGTCGCGTGTGCCCCCAGCCGGATCGCCCCAGCCCTTGCCGGTCAGCCCCTTGGTCACATGGTCAGGAAAGTGCTTCACCAGCGCCTCGCCTACCAGCTCGCCAAAGCGCTTGATCCCCATGTCGAAGCATACCACTTCGCGGTGCGCGAGCAACACGCCGCGCGGATGCCGCTGAAACAGGAGCGCCGACGGCTGGAGAGTCCCGCCGCCAATGTCGGCCCCGATGAACACCGGCTCGTCAGGCAGGATCGGCAGATGATCGACGCCATGCACTTGGCCGTTGTATTGCGGAACCACGCGCCGCCCGTCGGTCACGAAGGTATAGACGCCCTGGAGGTAGCTCTGGATTTCCTCGATCGTCTTGCCTGCCAGCGCGCGGCCATAGTAGCTGCCCACTCCGAGCGGGTTTGCGCCAACATCGACGCGGGACAGTGCGACCAGGTTCTCTTGCCACGGGTTCACGATCCAGAACCTCTCGGCCGAGCGGATCACCTCAATCGGGCACTCGACGCGCCGCGCCGCGCCGCGATACCAGATCAGCACCTCCGCCGACGTGAGCTTGAGCCCCTGATACTCGGGGAAATTCTCGTCAATGATCTCGGCACCACCAGCGCGCGGTTTGACCTCCACGACACCCGGCGGTTGCTGATGGAAGCGGTATCCCTCCGGCGTGTCGCGGTGATGCCAGCCATACAGCCAATGATCGGCGTCAGGCGGGTTCGTATCGCCCCAGATACCGCTCCAGGTGGTCGGGCGCTCGTTCACCCTGAACCGGCCGACCCGCTCGGTCAAACGAGTGATCACGGATCGCGGAACCTCCCGCATCTCATTGATGAACGCCCCGGTCAATTCCAGCGAAAGGAGCTTCTTCACGTCCTGTGGCCTGTCGAGCGCAATAAGGTTGACCTCGATCTCCAGGTCGGTGTTGCGCGGCGCGATCATATGCGTGGCCGGTGATCGCCAGATGATATCCCCGAACGCGTCGGCCGGGTAAATCTGCTGATAGGTTACCGCCGTTGTGGATCGCAGCTCGGGCATGGTGTTGCGGATCACGGCGAACCTGGACCTGCGCTTGCCGTCGCTGCTGGGCGCCTGCTCCTGGCCGAGATCAAGAAGTCGTTGCAGACTGGGCACCGACTTGCCGGACCCGACCGGACCGATGATGAAGCTCGCAAACGCGCGATCCCGCTTGTAGGCCCACGCGACAGGGCTCGTCTCGTAGGTCCAAGTCTGCGTCACCATCAGAACAGCTCCCGCAGCTCCACGTCGTCAATAGACGCCACCGCGTTATCACCTGCCCTGAAACCCACGAGAACGGCCGTGCTTGTGCCGATATACCGCAGAAGGTAAGCGCGCACTCCGGGGCTGAATACCGAAATGCCACCCGAACCGTGCGACCAAGACGAAGTGATCCCAAACAATCTGATACCGAACGCATTGCAGGTCACGACGTTGACGCGCGCCACAAACCGTTTTCCGCGCGCCGCTGGAACGTTGCCTTGTCGGAGATCAGTCGCGTTGGGCTGTGTGCCTGGCACACTCGCCACTCCGCCAGCAATTGCCCAAGGAACGCCAGAGATGATCGGGTCGAACACCCAAGGCGATTGCCCATCGAAGTGTGGGTTTACCACGCCATTTGGTCCCTGCCGAGCCCTCTGGTCGCAGCCGCTGCCTCGCACTCCGCGATTGCCTCGCATCCTACGCATGTGACACGAACACGTCGGCGGCTTCGCCTTGGGCGTAGGCGTAAACGCGCGCGCCGAGGGTTACGCCTGGTTGCAAAAGCGCCAGGTCTAGGCCGACCTCCCCCTCTCCCGCCTTGTAAATTACGCCTGCCGCCAGCGTGGATGGGGGGGATGGGGTATCGGTGACGGCGATCAGCACATCGCCACCGCGCCGGTTCTGGAAGGTCAGCATTGTGATGTTGCTGTCGGTGAGGAGCGTCCATTCGCCAGGAGCGCAGTTGATTGTCGTAT